AACCGGTACGCCTTGTTGGCGATCGGGATGTCGGCGATCTCGTTCTGGAAACGTGTGCGAGTGGCGTTGAACATTTCTACCCAGCGCGACGCTAATGCTTTTCCACTGGCCTTCGTGGGGTCGTAAGCTTCGACCTGCTGGCGAGTAATTTTTACCTGAAATTCTGCCTGGACAGACTCTACAACCTGAGAGGGGGTATCGAAGCACGCAAGCGCCTGAACTATGTAGGCTTTCACATCATTTTTTAGAGCCGCCATAATTCACCATTCGTCCAGGTCAGTCCAGGTAATCAAGCCAGTTTCAACATGCATGTCCCGCATGCTCTGGCGATATCAATATGAGCCACTTCCGCAGGCCTGTTCGCTACGTCCACCAGCTGCTGCACATCGTGACTGGCACCGTAGCGGCGAACGACGCCAATGAACTCTTCCACATCGTGGCCGCGCAGTTTCAGTTTTGGCAACCCGCTGTCCCGGTAGAATTTCGGTGCGCCGAATTCATCGGTTTCCTGTGCGATGTGGTACAGCTCATGCTCCACCAGCGCGCAGAACTCCAGATCGGAACATTGAGTGCAGTAATCAGCGGCCAGGGTGATGATGAAATCCGGTATGCGACCAAACCATTCATACATTTGCTGTTCCATTCGGGCTTTTTGCCAGCCACCAACACGCATCATTACCTCTTCGCACTGGCCCAGCACCGCGCGTCCCTTCTTCGCAAATGTATTCGAGGCCCACATGAATACGATGTCAGCTTCCAGCAAATGGAAATGGTCAGGGTTATGCAACATACCCTCTTCGCTGATTATCTGTGAGTGCAGCCATTCATGGACGCTTTCAGCCGGGATAATGCGAATGTAAGGTTTGAAGTCCGGATTATCGACAAACAGGCTCGGGGGGTATGGCCTGTTATTTTCATTTTCAGCCATTTGTAGTTCTAGCCTCTAGGCGCCATACGATGGCTTTGCCCATTGTGATAGCAATAAAAAGCCATACTTAATGAAAGGCTTTAACCTATCTTTATAATGCTGGTGGAGAGACCGGCTGGCTGCTCATGGACGAGCAACTAACAATGTTGTGCAGAATTTCCCTAAATTTTTCCTAATAATCATTCATTGGCATGATTTTCTACCCGCTTACGCTTGCTATTACCCTGACGTCGCTAATACTCAGAGCTCCTGACACACCAGGAAACAAACTTAACCTTTGGTACATCATAAAAAAGCGTGCGGAAAGCACAGGTTAGAAATCTACTCTGACTCGCCCTCCTACCCGGGGGCTTTTTTTTGCGAAGAGCTATTTAAAAAACAAATTCTGCTCAGGAGAGTTCTTACATAAAGTCACCGCTTACGCTTGTTCCCCCGGTAATACCAACCATAATTAAGCTTCCTTTAGCACAGGAAAAAAATCCCATCGATCAACCTGTTCATAGAGAAAATAAGAGTGCGAAAATGCACATGCCATAGACTATTCCGGTTCGCCCTCTAAATGGGGGCGTCTTTTTATTTCAGACACTGCTTGATAATGTAGTCCTGCAAATACTTCAGGGCTTTCTGGTCGCGGATGATTCCGGATCGGATATCGAGAACGTTTCGTCCAGCAACGTCAGAGAGTTCGACGGTTCCTGCATCGCCCATGCTGCCGGCGGCGGAGGCGTTATCCTGGACGGGACATTTGCCCTTGACGAGCACCCGGCCACCATTATCAAGCTTGCGCTGCAGAGCATCATTTTCAGCTTTTGCATCGGCTAACTCCTTCGTGTATTTGGCATCGAGTGCAGCAACATCACGCTGGCGCACCTGCATGTCGTTAATGGTGGCGGTCGCCAGACTTAGCGCTTGTGTTTTCTCGTCACGCTGCTTTTTAAACTCAATGGCTTTTTCACGGTACCGGTTAACCAGAATGGCCAGTACGACAATCAACACCAGCACCACCAGCGGAAACCAGTACTTCTTCAGCAGCGCCTGGATCATAACAATGCCGCCCGCGCCCGGTTGTAACGTTGCCGGCGGTCTTCAATGCCGTTCTGCCCGCCATTAATAATCTGCGTGACGCGGGCCAGGTCGCCGGAGTAAAGCAGACATCCGCTGGCGGCAAAGAACCATGCTGCCGAACGCGCCGCGTTACGGTCCTGCTCCAGCAGCTCCGGGCTGGTGACCAGATCGAGTTTCAGCGCGGTGCCGCAGCGTCGGTAATTATCCAGCCCGGTGATCTGAATCAGGCCGCGACCGCGATATTTCCAGCCATCGCCAGGCGCTTTATTGCCCAGGCGTTTGCTGTAAACCAGATTTGCGATGGCGCGCTGGCGCTCCAGTGGCAGTGCCTTTTCATACGAGCGGCGGCCCAGCGCATTAGCCTGGTCCTGAGTAAGCCGCCCGGCGCGAATGAAACCCGCCAGACCTGAAATGCTGTAATTCATGCTTTCCACCAGCCGGGTGAAGCCAACGGATTCATGCCCGGTCTGAGCGATAAACATCGCCTGGTCAGTCGGTGCAGTGATACCGAATTCTTTCATGGCCGCTTCAATGTGCGGAAACCAGCGCGCAGCTAATCCGGCGCTTATACCAGCCGCCTGCTGAAATTGTGATTGTTTCATTCAGACCTCAGTACATAGAAGAGCCGCGCCACGTTACCCCGCGCACGAAACACGGCGGCGCAGATAATCAGGTTGATTGTCACGGTTGCCCAGTGGGTATGCAGGTAGGAGTCAAACAGATACCGGAACGGCACCGATGCATACGCCAGGATAATCACATAGGCCAGCCATGAGGCCCACGGGTTATGTCGCCCGCCAGGCTTACGGAACATCATCAGGCGCAGAACAATGGCGGCGCAGGCCACCACATTCGTCACCACCAGCGGATCGTTAGTTACCATTGGTTCCCCCTCTCCAGCGTGCGAGCAGCTTAAGCGGGTCCTGTTCACTGAAAAACGTCAGCGTCTTGATTGCCACGGCGGACAGGATCACTGCGCCGAGCGCATCCAGTGGCTTGTCTGCGTAGCCGGTTATACTCGCCAGCCACGAACCCACCAGCCCCGAGCCATAGACGCCAGCAAAATACGACACGACGAAATACGCGGAGCGGCGAAAAATCGTCAGGTCGGCAGCGGTGGCCACATAGAAAACAGCACCGGCAAACGCGCCGAACACCACGCCGTAATCAGTGCCGGTGAGCAGTCCATAAATACTGGCACCGGTCAGCGCGCTACCGGCGGCTGCGGTACCGGAAAAAGGTTCGGACATTACGCCCCCTCTTGTTTGTGAGTCCTCTCAGGAGTGAGGGGAAATAAAAAAGGCCCACCGAAGTGAGCCTTAATGCTGATGTGGTTCTGCAGATGCTGCTGTGCCCTGACGGGAATGAGCATGAGTCTTTTGCGCCGGATGCACAGACAAAAAAAAGACCTGCTCGGACGAACAGGTCATATCAGGAAGAACATTTCTCGACGGTGCCGGGTGCCTCCCGGTGAAACGCTGACTGGATGCAGCGCTTCGCATGCTGAAACAATTACAGGGTATCCAGTAATGCCTCTCCGCTCAGGGGGATTCGCCATCATTTTTTCATTTTTATAACTGTCAAAGAATGCTCTTTAATCGTAGTGTCCGCTTCGATGATTTCAACTCTGCCGGTCCAAATTTAGCCACTCTGCATGCATGATCACAAACTGGCAATATAGGTCCCGCATCGCCACCCGTTCTTTGTCTTATTGGTGCCGGGAGGCCAGATAACAAAAAACCCCGCCGTAGCGAGGTTCTTAATAAGATTAACGTCTTGGGCGTAATATCCCATCGTTGAAGCGAGATTAGCCAAATTCCGCCACGTTTGCAATAGCTTCTTAATGCGTCACTCTGCTTAATGCTTTCTGAGCCAGTGATTCCTCTACATGGCACTGTTCAACAAGTCGATCGAACAGCAATTTATAGTTTCGCCGCCAGGTGGTTTCAGTCACCCCCAGCGCCTTAAACACCTCAGTGTCTTTCAGACGGGGGAAGCCGCGCCCTTTGCATCTTGGACACTGTTTATAGACCGGCACACCCTGCAGCTGTGATTTCTTTTTGTCGAGCACTTCGCCGCGACCACGGCAGCGGCATTCGTTCTTCAACTTCCCTTTCCCGTTGCAGTGCTGGCAAATCACCCGCACCTGCTCGCGTACCGATTTCCATTCTTCCCAGTCGGAAGGTGAGATCCCTTTTGTGGTCTTAACCCACTTCGGTGGTTTGCCGTCAGGCCAGGTAACCTTGTTGGTAAAGACTTCTGCGTCAATAAAGCCCACCCCTGCACATCCCGGGCATGTCACCAGGCTTGCCGCGCTCAGTGAATAATCGCGGAACACGAAGCTGGCCAGAATTCGCAGGAAGTTTTCTCGATCTGCTGCAGTCATTTTCTGAAGCGACTGGTTACGGCTGGCGCGGCGTTCTGCCAGTCGGGTTAAGAACGCTATAATGTTATCCGGTGCAAGAACACCAGCTTTAGCCAGATACAGTTCAATGCCGACCGATGCTTTTGAATTTGCCAGACCCAGCGCTGCCATCACATCGGTTATTGAAAGTGCGTCGCCTCCTGTCCCACACGAAACAGTGCCCGGAACCGTTGATTTCGGCGCGAAGTACTTGGGTAATGATTCCAGGTTCATCCGGCAATCCTCATTGCTGATTTAATATAATTTCTCAATATGCGGTAATCCGTTACAACCGATCCGCGAAAGCGGCAGATTCTCAGGCGTTGCCAGTGCAGGCGGATAACATCCATTTTGTAATGTTCTCTGTTCACCGTTTCCCCTCTCTCGTTGCGAACCAGTCCCGTACGTACCCGAACGCCAGCAGGGCGGCCCAAACAGTCTGGTAATAATTTTCGGTAGTCATGCGGACTCCTGCTGTTTCAGTTCTTTGAGTTTTGCTCGGTACTCGTCACGGATGCGGATGTAATCGTCACGCCCCCACTTCGGCAATTCGTGCTGCCCCATCAGTGCATCAAAGCGCACCTGCCCTATCTTCAGGATGAGCGCCGGGCGATAGTTGATGAGATTTCCTGAAAGGTGGTTGTTACAGGGGGCACACTGGCGATGGCAGTTGTCTTCGTTGAAGCGTAATTCCGGATTCGCCCCGGTCGTGCGGAAGTGCCCGGCATGATACTGACCGTCGTGATGCCGCCCGCAGCTGATGCACGGGAGGTGTCGATCGCGGTACCGGATGAATTCGTTAAAAGCCTGCTGCGCCTGATTGCGGAAGTGACTTAGAGGTTTCACTGCCTGGCGGCGTTCAGCGGCACGCTTACGCCCTTCCATTTCGGCTTTCTTCTCTGCCTTGATCCGCTTAGCTGTTTCTTTCACCTTCTGCCTGGCGCGCAGATCCAGCGCGTATATAGCGCCGTGCTCAGGACAGCACCACCAGATGTTGGCAGATTGCGGGTGAAACCATTCCCCGCAGATTTTGCATTTTCGACGAGCTTTTTTAGCCATGCTCATCCCGCAAAATTCATCAGCTGCGCGGCGGCGTTCTCGGCCTCTCGCTGATCGCGAAAAACGCGAGATAATATCCAGCGCCACAGCACATCCAGCGCGGTACGGTAGAGTTGCTGGAACTCGGTTTCTTCCATGCTCGCGAAAGAAATGCTGCGGGGATGTTTGCGAAGGGTACCGTCGGGCAGCTGGATAGTGTCGAAATGCCCGGCCTCGATAGTTACCCAGGCACGATACGCATCGAAGGATTTACAAAGGCTGATGCCGTTGATAATGCGTCGGCTGGCCACCTGATCCAGATATTGCTCAGCAGCATCCATAAGTGCGCTTTCGTTCCCGCCGTACGCGGCCAGGTATCTGGCGTAACCGTTAACCAGTTTGCGTTCGTTGGAAGATATCGCGCCGCCGGTCGGTTCCCAGTAATCGAATCCAAGATTAAGCAGAGCAAAAAATTTACGGTGAAATGCCGGGTTGCGTAGCTGGCGGAACTCGGCTTCGAGTACTGCACCGAGTTTACATTTTGAATGCAGAAAATCGCTGGTCTCGGGCGTAGCCGGGATCAGGATTCCTGAGGATTGCTTGATGAGTTGTAACTGCGCCATGGTGTTCTCCATAGCGCCGGTAATCAGCGTCAGTTGTTCAGGCTGACACTGTCATTATGCACAGGGTTTTGGTAATTTCAAAGCTGTTAAAAAAGAAAAAAGCCAACTGAGAGTGGCTAATGGTTTTGCTTCAGGTGTAAGGATATGCTGAGGACTTACAGTTTGGTATGACGTCCGCTTTGTGCCAGAAGCGGACGTTATGAAAGCAGTTTCATTTAATAAGTGGTGAGCAGGTCAATACATAAAGTCAATAAAATAGTAAATTAGTAAATGATAAGCTGATTCCAAAAAGCTATGAATACGCGCTATGCGATAATATATTCAGAAAAGGAGCTAAAAGTGTCAAGCCAATCATTCACCGCAGCCCAGCGAGAAGCAATATGGCTCGCTCACTCCTGTAAATGTGCATATACTCGCGAAATTTTGGATGTCAGTAATTTCCATATTGATCATATAATTCCCGAGTCGCTTAAAGAAAATCCTGTCTTGATGGCAGAAACCTTATCCAAATTAGGATTACAACAGAATTTTGACCTTTTAGGCTGGGAGAACCTACTTCCATGCCGTCCTGGAGTCAACCTTCAAAAGTCAGTAACTGTTTTCGAACTCCCTCACATCCACTTTTTTTTAGGGGTAGCTGCTACTAAAAAACAAATTGTTATAGATAACTTGCTGAAAATAGAACGGCGAAAGGTTCGTGGACGCGCAATCATTCTCCTAAAACAGAGCCTTGAACGCGGAGAAATTACCACAGAAGAATTGGCTCAGTTAATTGAGAAATATACTGAAACTCCTGAAGTCATTTTTGAACTTCTTCAGGGATTGAGGTTTGCAGATGCTGAAGAAGTATTAGCCGTTTCTAATGCAGACATATAGAAGAACTTCTAAATCGGCCGATAAGATTTGGTGATAATACCGACTTAAATGGCCTTTCCCTGAGCAATGACGAAAATGAAGAGTGTTTAGTGGCTACCTGCCGAGAGTATGAGGAAGCTCTTTCCCAGGGATTTTATGCCAACACCACATTTGCCATTAAAATGGCAACCTATTTTGAACATCAGGGCGGGCTTCTCCGGGCACTTGAGAAAGCCAACACACCCAAAGAAAGTTATATTGCCAAGCCAAAAGTTAGCATTGTTGACCTATCATTGATGCCTCTATCACTCTTCCCTGTGATGGGTGAAACTCAAGATATAATAGATGATAAAATAAGTTATCAGGATAAAGTAGATGATAATTCCTTAGTCATAAAGCGGGTGTCGCAAAATCTCCTAAGGATTGAATCAGCTGCTATGGGACAACAGCTAATTGAAGTAGCTCGTGCGGACTTTAATGGCGATGGCATTGAGGACATACTTCTTTTTGAATATTGTTATGCAATTGGAGGAACTCTGGGATTTGGTGGCATAAAAATAATCACGCGACTCAGTTCGGACGGAATGTTTGAGTTAGTTAGTCTTCCTGAACCGTAATGCCTGTTAATAATAATCAAAGACATAAAAACATATGTGATTTTAACCATATGCTGTAGGAAAGCTTAAGGTTCCTTCCTCGCTCTAAGCTGCCCAAACTTGTGTATCCGGGCAGCTTAGAACGGGATTACGCTGCCCGCTCTTTGACCGAGCACATCTCCGGCAAATTAGCCCGCACCAGTGCCTCAGCAAACGGTGGCGGTACCGCGTTGCCGCACCTGGCAACCTGTTTGTCTTTGGCGTACTTCACCCCGCGATAGTCACGGTCAATGATGTACCAGTCCGGGAAGCCCTGGGCGCGGTACAGCTCAGCCGGTTGCAGCATGCGCATACCAATGTCCACGATGCGGTAAGTGATGCCGTCAACTGTCACCAGCCCGTCGCAATTCTCGCCACAGTATTCCCGCAGGAACGCCAGCGTTTGCTGCGCGCGGTGCTCGTCATACCCTTCTGCTGCCAGTGTGGTTTTCACCTCCCCTACGTGCTGACCACCAGCGGTGACCGTTGGCATAGGTTCGTCTGTGCGTTGCCCGTCCCGGCATGTACCGCGCAGCTTAACCAGGTGTGAGGCGACGACAGCATGGTGATCGACGGTGGTGACCGAGTGTGCAGGTTCGTCCAGGCTGACGCCCGGGCCGGAGTAGTTACCGCCGTAGTGCTTCGCGAGGAATGCGCTCACCGTCGCGAATTTATTGCCGCCCGCGGTAACAGTACCCAGCGGATTATCCAGTTGCAGTACGCGTGGTTCCTGCCCTGGGCGCTCGCCATATCCCATCTGAATGAGCGTCGGGGTCACCAGTTGCGATTTGCCGCCACCGCCCGCCGTGATTGTCGCGCTCGGCTCATCCGCACCGTGGCCGATGCTGGAGCCGAACTGGCGGGCAATCACTGGCGCAACGACACATGCCCGAGACTCTTTAAGGATGGTGTGCATAGGTTTATCCAGCGGACGCGGCTTTGCCTGGTACTCGCTACCGCCGCTGCCAGCCAGAAATGGTGTTACCTTCGGTACCGCTATCGCATAGCCATGCGTTTTAGTGATCGTCTGCAGCGGCTCCGCCAGCGCCTGCCCACGGAAACAGTCGTAACTGGTTCGGTTGCTGGTGTGATTACATTTCACGATAAACGGCGATGCATTGTCGATCACGAACCGCTGAATGCCCCGGGCAATTCGTTTGAGGGTGTTTTCCGCCAGCGGCTTTTTGCGGTCGAAAATTGACGGCGCCGGGACTGACCAGTCGATACACTCCGCCGCCGTCCTCCAGGCTTTCAGCTTACCGCTCTGCACAGCTGGTGTTTTCGGATCGCCGTGTGTCGGCTCCGGCCAGGTCACCGGCACGCCGTCGCACCGCATCACCATGAAAAAGCGTTTTCTGATTGTCGGTGCGCCAAAATCACACGCCCGCAGCTCGCGGTGATCAACAGAATACCCGAGCCCGGCCACCAGCTGCTGCGCCTGCTCCCCATCGGCGGCAATGCCCAGGAACTCGCAGCACTCTGCCAGCGCCGGATGCCCGGCAGGAACACCACAGGAAAGCATCCC